CGTCCTTGAAAAAGACGTTTTTTCTTGATAATTGCGCTTTGCTACTGCGTATAGTTTTTCTCTCGACCGACGGGTTTGAAGGGTGGGCGTATCTGAATAAGAGCGTAAATTTTACTTCCACCAAAATAGCACTGGTCCATCATGTATGCTTCGAGCTTACATGGACAGGCCGCACGAAAGAACAAGTATCGTAATGTTAGTGATGTTGAACAAGCATGGAATGGATGGGAACATAAACCAGCTCAGCAAATGACAATGGCTGATCGTGAAAAGATGCTAGCTGAAAGAGCTAAAAAATTTTCGATCAAACCACGCCCTGCTGACTATGTTAGCCCATATGCCAGACCTGACAATAAGGACCCCATTAATCCTGAACTCGCGAAGAAACGCGAACAGCGCAAGAAGGGGGCCGAAATTGAATTTTATCTCAACAATCCACACATACAGCGACCAGTTCAATCGGAACCACCTCTTTTGGAAGGTGTAAAACAACCAATATCGGCTGCAGCTATCGGATCTAGCAGCCAACCCACTCTGAAATTTATAAAGAATTCTGGCCCATCTAAGAAAGGGCAGAACCGGCGTGATCGTAAGAGTGGTAATGTAGTTGAAGTACCAAATGAAGTTTTGACGGAGGGTGGGGTTTTGAAAACAGAACCGATAGTTCCTGTACCAGTAGTTTTACCCATCATCTCCGTCAATGCACCTGATTCTGAAAAGCTTATAGGTGTATTAGTTAGTAGTTTAGCTGGCGATTCTTTTCAAATCGTCAGCGGTGGGGATCAGCGGACAATCTCCCACTTATCTACCGAATCTTCTTCTTTATTTTGGGATCCCGCTTCGAATGAAATTTACGAAGCGGTTGAAGTGCTTACCCAAGCATTTGCACGTTTACAGCGAGAAATTGATCTTCTATTTAATTCAACCTTAGATATTATGCAAGTTGAGTTTAATGTTTCTCTTGGTGCTTCTCTATTGTATGAGCAGTACTTAAGGTTAATCAGTGGAGATATAGTTATTCATCTCCATGATGTTGATCCGGTTTGTGTTGAGCTCTCAAGGTCTTTAGAAATTGCTTCCGCTATAAGCAGTCATTGTTATCCTTACGGACCCGTAGAACGAACACTTGCCGTTCCTGAGGAGGTTGTTGCTCGTAAACCTTCCCATGGTTCCCGCCGAAGCGTGCAGCGTATAAATGCTCGTAGTGCTCTACTCCAAGCCGCTACTATTGGGGCTTGGTCATCGGCTGATGAGTTTGATACAGAACTTGAGTCATTTGTTGAGTATTCTCCCGGAGAAACAAAATCCTTCAGATCATCCGTGATATCCAATCTTCCAGCTAATGCTGGGGATTTGTTGCATATTATGTGTGGAGGTCGAGCCTCAATAGCTGAGATATTGCTATCTGGATCACCCCAAGATGTAACTGGAAAACCTGTTTTTTCAAATATCCACATTAATTTTCCAATTTGTGGGCAGTCTGCTCGAGACCAGTCACTTCGTGATTTGATTTTGAGTAAAGGGGCGTACAAAACTCATGTTTTAAGTAAGTATTATTCTCTTGTCTTGAATATGTTTGATCAAGACTGTCATGTTACCTTTTGTAATTGTGACCCTACCAATGATTCGTGTGTTGAGTCTCGAGCTCACATTGGGCTTGTTCGCGCCATCTCCCATAGGCGTCGAGTTGTTCATTTGCTTGATAATTCTCAAAAATTTATTGAGCGATTTTCGGGCATGGCTACTGGTGATTTGTTTTACATTTCACAATATACATACCATGCCGCCCGAGGGACAATTCCTTTTTCTAACGTCAAGGGAGTCGAGTATTCTGGGAAGGTAATCTGTCAATGGGATCGTGCTTTGGATAATCGACAATATGTTAATGTCGCTAAATTTGGATCCGACGATTATCATCGTGTTGCTGATTATGGACAGCAATTCCGTCTTAATCACCTTGAGCTAAGTTTTGAAGTGAATGCTAGGGAAAATGTATTGGTTGGAACATATCCTATTTGGAGCCGTGCAGCGGTTCGGAAAATTCATTTTACTCCTGCTTTATTCCTTCGAATTGGCCACACGGGTGCCATTTATGAATGTACTCCGACGTTCAATTTGGCCATACCAGAAGTTCCCAAAATTCGGAAACCACAGACTGAGCAGGAAAAGGTTCTTGATTCTCGTTGTTACAAGATACGATTTGATATGCCTGAAGATAAACAATGTACTGATGCTCTCCTGCAAGTCCGCACTCTTATGCATGAGGATAAAACCTTGTCATCAGATATTGCGTCATTGATGGTTGCTGAATCCATTAAACGTTGTCAAGAAGCACAGATGATGATGTTTAATATGGTGGGTTCTTCATCTGTTCAATGAAGGTGTGGTACTACTGGTGTCGGTGAAACACACGATGGGTTGCTGGACCCGTCGTCGGTGGACATCAGTAGTTTAGATAGCATTGGATTTTTTCCATTTGCTTCATCCAGTACTGTAACAAAATGCATAGGTTTTAATCCTTCTTTGGCTCCAAAAATAGCTTTAGGTGCTTCTATCACACCCAAAGTTGTTCCTTACTGCGATTCTCGTAGTGAGAAAGGAGCCACGTGTTATGGACTAGTTTCTGGGATGGTACACGTACCAACGAAATGTATTTGCAATTCACTCAATGCTCTTCGATTTCGCCATCTCAAGGATGCCCCTTTTTGTTCGAGTAAGTTTGATCTTGCCGTCCCTTATTTTGAACAATTCTATTCATTAGTTTTAGATGAGTATATGCGGAGAATAATTCCCATGACTGATGAATGGATAACACGTTGGCCCCTACCAAAGCAGGAAAATATTCAATCTAGTATGTGGATTGACCCAATGCGACCCAATAAAATTCAAGCCTTCCTAAAGCGTGAAGTGTATCACAACGTAATTAAGAAGTGCAGGTTAATTCAAGGGTATAAAAATTTAAGAACGCAAGCAGCATTCGCACCAATCTTCGCGACTCTTCAAAAATCATTTGCTAGTGTATTTGATGGGTCCCTGGTTGTTGATGGGATCTCTGTGGCATTTGCTTCTGGGATGACTGTCAATCAATTGGGAGAATGGATGGATCGCGCTAAGACACGAAAATCTGTGTTCTATGAGCGCGATGGAGCGAACTGGGATTCGTGTATGCAACGGCAACATATGCGATTGAAAGAACTGTTTTTTAAGATTGGTGGAGTTGATTTTCTCAAATTTGTTAAAGATTGTGAGAATATCTCTGGCAGTATAAGAACACCTGAGTTTAATGTGTTTTATAAAGTCAAAGGCACCACAAAGAGTGGCCACAATGACACCTCTCTTGGCAATTCCATTATAAATGCTGGGATTGCCATTGAAGTGATGAAGCGGATGGGGCTCACCGGGCATATATTGGTAGCCGGTGATGATTTACTCATTGCAATGGATAGAGATTTTGATTCTATTGTTTTTGCTCAGTACGAAGCAGAATGTGGAATCTCTCCCGAATATAAGAAATTTTATAATTGGTCTTCTGTCTCATTCATTTCTGGCGTTTGGTATCCTCGTCCTGATGGTACTACATTCTTTGGCCCGAAACCTGGGCGCTTATTTAAACGATTATTTTGGTCGGTCAAAGATATTCCGCAGAAGAAAGTTGATATATTTAAACATTCTATTTGCCATTCTCTTCTTTTGACTACACGCGAAATCCCTGTACTCAGTGTATTTTTAGAGAGTAATGATCCAGGAGGTCAGGTAACAATGACTCTTGAACATTCGTACGAAAAGTATGAGCTCGTTCGTGGAGCCAGCCGCGAGGAATTGATTATTTTCTTTTCTTCCAAATATGGGCTATTGGCTTCCGAGATCACTGATTGTGAAGAATTCTTGCGCCACAATTCTGGCAAAGTAGGGCTTGTCACACATCCCACCCTCGAGGTCATGTCAAAATATGATCTCTGTGAGGTGGTGGACAGGCCTGAAGTTAAGTATTGTTAGGAGTAACAATAAATACTCAGCCTCAGATCGATGGGGAGTGATGCCCCCAGGGCCTCAATCAAATGAAATACTTTTCGTAAGTATAACATTATTTGAAGCTCAAAGCAACAAGCATCGCATAGTCTAGAATTTGATTTCGAATCAAATGACGCAAAAGAAGAACAAACGCTCGCAAGTGAAAGTGCAAAAGAAGAGGAACAAGAAGATTCGACAGGTTGTTGACGACGAAATACATCTACAGCAAAGTAAAGCCACGAATAAGGTGGTTACTAAGCTGCATCCTATGATTAAGAATTCTGCAGCACCAGGACATGTTCTGCAGATTTTAGAATCTATCGTTTTACCTAAAGAATTCCCACCATTGCGTTGCAAGTACAAGTATACAGATTCATTGCCGACTGCAGTGGCTAGTCCATATTATATTGAACAAAATAATCAACCTAGTCCACTGTCTGAAGTCAAT